GTTTCATTTCTGAAATAAAAAGGCTTGGTTTAAACGTACACGGAAATGATAAATTTATACCTGATGAATATAAATTTTCTTCAATAAGTCAAAGGTTTGACTTGTTAAGAGGACTTATGGATTCAGATGGAACAATTACAAAAGAGCGTAACAAAATTGTATTCTGTACAAAATCAAAAACTTTATCTGAAGATATTGCAGAACTTGTTTTCTCTTTGGGTGGAATAGCAAGAATAAATTCGTATGAACACAAAGGGCATATAGGAATCGAATATCAAGTAAATATACAAATAAAAGAAAATCCCTTTTATTTAACAAGAAAAAAAGAAAGATATAATCCTACGTTTAAAAAATATTGTACAAAAAGAATAAGCTCAGTAGAATATGTAAGAAACGAAGATGCTACATGCCTAATGGTAGATTCGCCAGACCATACATATTTAACATCTAAAAATTATATAGTAACACATAATACAACTTCGTTATCTGTAGCCTCAATCGAGGGCAATTTTGACTCTGTTCTTATAATATGCCCAGCATCACTAAAAACAAACTGGAAGAGAGAGCTAATGTGGTACGTACCAGATAGGGATATAACGATTATTGAAGGGTTTATAGGTAAAAATAAGCCAGAACTAGAAGAATATTTAGGCTATAAAGTAGGAGCTTCAAGAAGAACAGTAAAAGAACTACAAGAAGAGGCAAAAGAGAGAGGTAAATGGGTAGATAATAGGTTCGTAATAGTCAATTTTAATATATTAGACGAATTTTACGAGAAGCCAAAGACTAGAAGTAAGGAAAATATTGATGCGGCATTCGATAATAGCCCAATGCTTCAATATATTGCAAACAAAAAGTCATTGGTTATCATCGATGAGGCTCATAAGTTGTCTAACAACGACTCTGGATGGTATGAAACAGTAAAAGACCTTTTAAAAAGGGGAAATCCAGATAGTATTTATCTTGCAACAGGCACGCCAGTGACAAACAATCCACAAAACTATTTCAATTTGCTCCAATTAATTGGTGCTGAAATCGCTGATGATTGGATGTATTTCAGCAAACAATTTTGTGACGCTAGAAAAATACCAGCAAAAGGCGAAAAATATAAGTGGACACAAAAATATCTTGAATTAGTGCACAAAGATAACTGGTACCAGCTTACAGATGACCAAAAAGACTCACTTAAAGAGTATATAAATAAACACGCTAGAATGATTACTATTACAACTGGCTCTAGTAATCTTGATGAGCTACAAATGAAGACCGCACATCTTTACCTTAGAAGACTAAAAGAAGATGCCGTTGAGCTTCCAGAAAAGAAAATACACGAAATTTTCTACGACCTTACGCTTGAGCAAATGTTCCAATACAATATGCTATGGGATGAATATGTTCTTGAGCAGAAAAAGGAAGACCCGAATAAGGAGTTGAATAAAGAACTTCACGAGGGAGCCGTTTATAGGAAGTACTGTAGCAATGAAATGGTTCCAAATACGATAAAACTTGCTGAGTACTATATAAATAGAGGAGAAAAGGTAGTTATTGCGTGCTGTTATGACGAGGAATTATATACGCTAAAAGCACATTTCGGCGATAAGTGCGTTATCTACAACGGAAAGATGAATGCAAAAGAGAAGGACGCCTCTGAATATGCTTTTATGAACGATGATTCAAAAATGGTGTTCATAGGAAATATAGTTTCCGCTGGCGTAGGAATTACTTTAACTTCTGCGCATATATTGATATTTAACAACATAGACTTTGTTCCTGGTAACTGCCGACAAATGCAAGATAGAATTCATAGAATCGGACAAAAGCATAAAGTAGATATTTATTATCAGATGTTTAGAGGAACACAATATGAAAAAATATGGAATACTGTAATGAAAAAGGAACTTGTCATTAACAGTATCATTAAAAAAGAAGACGAAAAGTAATGACAGAATATCTAGCATTCGTAGATGAAATAGGAATCACGTCTGAAGGGGAGTTTATTTATCGATTCGACTTCTCTCTAGATAAGGATATAGTATGGGGCGAGTATTGGAACATCGCCCCTGCTGTTTTGGTACCAGGTATCAAACCAGATAAGAAGTGCCTGTCAAAGAGCTTTAAAATCACGTCCCCATACAAGCTAGAGACGGCGTGCAAAAATTCTTGTTTCTCAATGCAGGATTGTATAGACGGAATAATAGCACTATGCTTCCCTGATATTGAAGAACCGCACACCGAAATAGACGGCAAACCTCTTTTCTTTAGCTTCGGAGAAGAATACGAACTTGTTATTTCAAAACTGAATAGTGCAGGATTTAATGTGTTTGATGAAGAGAATATTGACAACTCAGACAAAAACGCAATAGAAAACTTCGTAGAGGATAATAATGATGGCTTAGATGATTTCGACGGCCGCGACTACTACGATGATGATAATAATGATAATGACAATGATTTCTAATGGAAAAAAAACATTTGGTAATTAACCTAATCGGAGGCCCTGGGGCTGGAAAATCAACAGAAATGGCAGGCTTGTTTTACTTCTTAAAAAAAAGAGGCATAAACTGTGAAATGGCTACTGAGTATGTAAAGGATAAAGCATGGGAAGAAGATTATAGAGCAATGGATGACCAAATTTACATTATTGGAAAACAATTTCACAGAATTTCAAGGCTTATTGACAAAGTTGACATTGTAATAATGGACACATCTTTGTTAAGCTCAATTATTTACGACAAAAACAAATCTGAAGCCCTAAAGCAGTTATGCGTTGACGCGTTCAATAGGTTTAATAATATGGTATTCTTCATTGACAGAGGGTATACGGCATTTAAAAACGAAGGAAGGCGCGAAAGTTTTGACGAAGCAAGAGCAATTGACGCAAAATACTTAAAGCTAATGGATGAGTTAGAAATACCTTATATCAAGGTAACAAATGATAATGCAATTGACACAATAATAAACACGCTTAAAACTACAGGATATATAAACTAATGAACGATGTTCTTGTTTACATAAATAAAATATGCAATAACGCCGACGGTAGTTATGAATATGATTTTATGTTTAGCGACTGTCAAGAAAATGTATGGGGCGTAGAATGGGATTCATATAACCCTTCTTCATGTAATTTTATGCTTCCAGATGACGAGACAATCACCAAGAAAGTTCGTGTAAAGACAAAACTTCCATTAAAACTAGCTCAAGACACTGTATGTTATTCTCTTGAATATGCAACGATAGGAATTTTAGCGCTCGGCTGGATAGACATAGAAAATCTAGAAGACTATCCAGAGCACGGAAGAATGGTATTCAAATTTGGAGATAGCGTTGATAGAGTTAAGGAACTTTTAGGAAAATATAACTTTGAATTTGGCGGAGAATAAATTGTTTCTCCGCTTTTTTTTGTGTATACTATATATAGAAAAATAATGCCAATCAGTTTTTGGTTATAAATAGAAATTTATTATGGTAAATACAAAAAGGAAAAAGATAACCCCAGAGGTTGTCTCTAGTTTTCTTGAAGGGAATGACCCACAAGAGAGAATTGTAAACTTAGATTATAGCGGAGAGAGCGAATACATCACAATATACTACCGCGATGAGAACGATAATAAATGTATTGGCAGACAGCCGTTCTACCCATTCCTTTGGGCCAAACGTGATGTTTGTGTAAATATGTGCGGAGGAGACCGTAAATACCTAAAGTCTTTGATGAATGAGTATTCTATCACCGTCAAAGAACTAGATTGCAGAAAAGATAACGGAGAAGTATGTGAGGAAATAGCAAAAGATGGGTATGTCTTCATGTTTTATTCCTTGCGGCCTATGAGCTATTATAAATTCCTTGAATTTTTCAAAAGAACTGGATTCCCAGTATACGCTAAATCAAAAGGAAATAAGAACTCGTTTACTAATGTATCTGTATCTAAAAAAGAAGATAGCAGATATCTATGCCCTACCCCAAAAGAGCAATTTTTAATTTCAACAGGAAAACGTTTCTTTAAAGGGTACGAAGACTACGATGACGTTCTACGTATGATTTTCGACCTTGAGACAACTGGACTTGATACGAAGAAGGACCGTATCGAGCAGATTGGTATTCGATTTAATCGTCCAGTGAAATATAAAGGCAAATACATTAACTTCGAAAGAATTTACACCGTAGAGGGCGAAACAGAGGAGGAAAAAAACATATCCGAGATAGATTGTATCGACAAGACGCTACGAGTTATTTATACATTCATGCCAGACGTAATCACCGCGCATAACGGCGAGACTTTCGACTGGAATATGTTTATCGGCGCCTGCGAGCGATTAGGAACCTCATTTGAAAAAATATCAGCAAAATATTTTGGCGGAACTGGCATAAAGAAAGATAAAAGGGAATCTATATTAAAGCTAGGTGGCGAAATCGAGACATATAAGAAGACACTTGTTCCTGGTATTATTGTAACAGATTCGTTACACGCGGTTAGGCGTGCACAAGCACTCGACTCTAACATGTTGTTCTCAAATTTGAAGTATGTTACAAAATACTCAAAAATTGTAAAAGTTGACCGTGTTTATGTTCCTGGAGATAAAATTTCAACAATATGGAATGATACCGCAAATAACTATGCATTCTGTATGGAAGATGGTGATTGGTATATCGTCGATAAGAACTGCGCCGATAGCGCTGTAGAGTTTAAAAAAGGGAAACAGGACGATAAGTTTACTCTTTATACGAGAAATTATCTCGCGGACGGCTATCAACTAGTTAGCGGCCGTTATGTTGTAACAAGATACCTTCTAGATGACCTTTGGGAGTGTGATAAGGTAGAGCATCGTTATAATATCCCTAACTTCTTGATATGTAAAATGCTTCCAGTTCCGTATGATAGGTGCTGTACTATGGGTACAGCTGGCCAATGGAAGTCACTTCTTATGGCGTGGTCATACGAAAATGACCTTGCTATACCGCCGTTTAACGATAAGAAGAAATTTACTGGAGGCCTTTCTAGGCTTTTGAAGGTTGGATTCGTATCTGATGTAGCAAAGTTCGACTACAACTCACTATATCCAGCTATTATCTTGACTTGGGCTATATCAGACGATAAAGACTTAATGAACGTAATGCTTTACTTCCTTGAGTACGTACTAACTCAGCGTGAGAAATACAAGAAGTTAAAGAAAACAGCTAAGAAAAAAGCTGACGCCATTAAGGAACAGCTAAAAGAGGGCCAATACGGTAGTAAAGAGGAAGGAAAAATCCTAAACGCCGAAATGATGAAATGGAAACAAGAGGAAAGTGCAAACGACAAGAAGCAGTTGCCTCTTAAAATTCTTGGAAACTCATTCTTCGGTAGTTACGGAGCGCCGAACGTGTTTAACTGGGCTTCAATTGACTGTGCTGAAAGAACAACATGTACGGGCCGCCAAGCGTTACGTCTTATGATTTGCAAGTTCCACGACCTTGGATATGAGCCAATCGTAGGTGATACAGATGGTTTTAACTTCAAGCTTCCGTCTCACTACAGATACACAAAGGAAAATCCTTACATCGGAAAGGGTCTTAGCCGTGAAACAGAAGAAGGAAAGGAATATACAGAATTTAAAGCCGATGTGGCTGAGTTTAATGATTTATACATGAGAGATTTCCATTACTCAGAAAACGCCACAAATAAAATGGGCCTTGGTATTGATGAAATTGTAGATTCAACAATTAACTTCTCAAGAAAGAACTACGCAGACTATTTCCCAGAGGAACCGTTCCCTGATGATGTAAAAATGGTTGGAAATACGATTAAGTCTAAGAAAATGCCAGAGTATATATCTAAATTCCTTGAACAAGGAATTAGACTGTTACTACAAGGAAAAGGTAAGGAATTCCTTGATGCATATTATGCATATATAGAGAAGATATATAATTGTCAAATACCTCTTAAACAAATCGCATCAAAGGGTAAGGTTAAGAAGAGTATTAAAGAGTATCTGGAAGATTGTAAAACGCTAACAAAAGCGGGCCGCCCTAAATCAAAACAAGCATGGATGGAGTTGGCTATAAAGAATAATCTAGATATCCACATGGGAGAGACAATCTATTACATAAATACTGGAAAGTCGAAATCACAGGCTGATATAAAATCGGTGAAGCATTATTACACAACCAACCCAGAAACTGGTGAAAAAGTTGAAAATCGTGTTCGCCTTGAAAAGGAATGGAAGCAGAGTCCCAACGGAAAGCTTGCTACAGGTAAGAAAAAAGTATCTATGGATGAATACGTAAAGAAATATCACCCAGAGGTTATGATAGAAAGCGAGGTAGTTTTGAACTGTGTAATGCTTTCTAACGATGTTATCGAGTCAGAAAATGATATATTCTGCGAGGATGATTTT